AGTAAAGTCGCAACCTCGTGATGGTAGCAAAGAAGGCTTATTGAGGGATGAAGGATATGACAGAGCGATTAAACAAGTTCTTCAACTACTACATAAAACGTTCGTGCCTTAATTGCGCACAACTACGTGATAAAACACGTTTTAATGTGTTTTATGGTCAGTTAAAAGCAGTATGACGCAGGCGGCAACGCCGAGTAATATTGCAAAAAAATAGAAACTAAATAATTTAATTAAAATGGAAAGACCAAAAAAAGAAGATTACGACTTTAACGATTGTTTTGAAGGTGTTAGATACGCTAATGATATGAATAAGTATGCCGATAAATTAGAAGCACAACTAAACTTAAACGGTATTATAAAACAAAATAAACAATGCAACCAGTTTTTAAAAGACAAACATCTTTTAGAAGATCAACTTCTTTTGGCAAACTAAAATGTATAAAATGTGGCTTTATAAAATGGTAACCAAAACAAATAACACTCTATTAAAATGCCCCAAAAAACACAAGAACAATTAGCCGCCGAAGCCGCTTTAGCCGCTTTACAAAAAAAGTACGAAATTCTAAGGACCATAGCCACAAAACAAGGCTTTTACCAAACCTGGTTTAACAGCTTGCCTAAATACAAGTCTGGTGCCGATGCCTTTCACGCCTTAAACGAAACCTATTACCAGGTAGTATTACCACACCGTTATAAATACAGCTCGTATAGCAACTTTTTAAGAGCCAACAAAAAAAAATGATAGTAAGATGCTATAAAAAATCCTGCCGGTTAAAAAAAAATTGCGAATTATATCGCACCAAAACAAAATATAAACTAATAATAGAAAACCCAAAACCACAATGCGACTTCTACACACCCATAAAAAAACACTTCAAATAATACTATTGCTAATAAGCCTGGTAGTTATACCCTTTGCAACCACCTTGCTATTAGATTGGTCCTTTATACAAGGGCAAATAGTACGCGCAATATTGGTGTATCTGCTAATAATTGTAGAAATAGCCGTAGTATTATTACTCTTAAAAGATGTGGTAGTAAATAACGAAAATCTTAAAAAATGACAAACTTCGAGCAAATATTAAAAGCCCTATTTAACCCCTCAATTATTTTTAATTACAACTTAACAAACCAATCACTAAAAAATTAAAGAAATAGAGCTAAGTAAAGATAATTACGATAAAATTATGGATACATAATTTTCTATATTAACAAATAGTCATAATGAATATACTTTTTAGATAAAGTCGTCGCAATTTTACACTGTTTAAACAAAATAGTGTGAATTTACAAAGAGCGTTAACACCTGTATTTAAAAGAGCAGCCACCGGAACCGTCATAAACTCGGGCGGCTTATTCAGCTTATTTGGTAGCACCACTACAAAAAACGGTACCGCCGTTAATCAAAACAGCGCCCTTACCTTATCCGCTTTTTACAATGCGGTAGACATTATTTCTAACGATTATGCCAAACTACCAAAAGGCGTATTTCAAAAAACAAACAACGGCCGCGAAAAACGCTCTAAACACAATTTACAATACCTAATAAGCACCAAGCCTAACCAATATATGACGTCGTTTATGTTCGATAAAATGATCATAGCCCACGCCATTTTAAAAGGAAACGGCTATGCAATAATAGAGCGTCATCCAAACACCGCCGCGCCCGTGGCTTTACAATTGGTAGATCAAAATAAAACCCCTGTTACCGTCATAAAATACGATAACGGCCTTTTTTATAAAGTCGGCGAAAGCCTTATAGCGGCCGAAGATATGTATCATATTCCGGGCTTTAGCCTTAACGGGATAACAGGTATTTCGGTAATATCGTATGCAGCCATAAGCTTAGGCACCGCGCTAAGTAGCCAAGAATTTGCATCCGATTATTACAAAGCCAAAGGCATAGGCACCGCTGTAGTAACATCCGCAAAAAGCATAGAACCCGATGGTAAAATAAGATTAGCCAATGCTTTAAACGCTCGCTTAAACGAAACAGGCGATTGGAAAACAGTTGTTTTAGACGAAACAGGCAGCTTCCAGCACATAAAAATAACACCTCAAGAAGCGCAATTTTTAACCACAAATAAATACGCTATTGCCGAAGTAGCAAGATGGTTAAATATTCCGGTACATAAATTAAAAGACAATTCAGATACCAATAATTCAATATCCGAAAATCAAGAATTAATGTATGCCGCCGATAGTATTGTGCCTTGGGCGCGTAAAAACGAGCAGGAAGCCAATTGTAAACTATTTACAAAAGCCGAACAAAAGGACGGCTATTATATAAAAGCCAATATCGGGGCCTTATTGCAAAGCGATAAAAAAACACAAGCCGAATTTTTTAGCAAGCTTATATTTTCGGGTGTATATACCCGTAATGAAGTCCGCAATTTACTAGATATGAATAGTATAGACGGCTTAGATGCGCCTTTAACCCCTGTTAATGCGCAAACAATGGAGCAAATAAATACCAAATTAAAAGAATTAGAATCTAAAATAAACGCATAAAATGGCCACAGATACAAAATTTTTAACAAGACAAGCAACGGTAAGAGCCACAACCAAAGAAATGGTAAAAAATCGCCAGGCAGAATTTGTAATATCTAGCGAAGCTGTAGATAGTTTCGACACTGTTTTTAAAATAGACGGGTGGGATTTAGCTTCTTACGAAAGAAACCCTATTGTAGTCTATCAACATCGCTTATTATCAGACGACCCCGATAATATTATTGGTACTTCTACAATTAGATTTGAAAATAAAGAGATGATAGCCGTCGTAACTTTTGAAGATGCCAAAACAAATCCTAAAGCTGAAAAAATAATGCAAAAAGTGTATAACAACACTTTACGTATGGCCTCTGTAGGATTTAAGCCTTTAGAATATCGCTATGGCATAGAAGCAAATGGCGAAGACCCAAAAGTGCTGTACTTTACTAAAACAGAATTACGCGAGTGGTCTATTGTAGCTAGTGGATCAAACCCCGACGCCTTAAAGCGCAATCAAGAAACCTTAGAAAACATCCGCCAGGAAGCCGCAAAAGATATTCCGGTTATTCCTAGCGAAGACCCTAAAATAAAAAAAAGAAGTGCATTTGAAGCACAAATATTAATTAACAAAAACAAGTAAAAATGAAAAAAGCAAAAGAACTTAAAGAGTTACGTACTTCAAAAATCCAAGCACAACAAGCTATCGTTGATGGCGCTGAAAAACGCGACCTAAACGAAGAAGAAACCACGCGCTTTGACGCCATACAAACAGAAATTGAAGAATTGACAGCACAAATAGAACGTGCCGAAAAACTAGAAGCTAACCAACGCGCCAGCGCCGCTAAAGCCGGTGTAGTAATTGACGAGCCAAAAGGCCCTGCAATTGTAGAAAGCACAAAAAACAAACGCTTTTCATTAAATCGCGCTTTATTTGCCTTGGCTTCTGGTAAACAATTAACCGGTATTGATGCCGAAGTTAACGAACGCGGTATTGCCGAAATGAAAGAACAAGGCCTAGAAGTTGGCGAAGGCTTACGTATTAATTTACCAGCCGATTTAGGTATGCAATCGCGTGCCCAAACAACTATTAATTCGGGCGCTTTAATAGCTTCTACACCAGAATTGGTAATGCCTTTAATGCCAAATATTGACGTTCTAAGAAATTTAGGTGTTAATATTATGCAGGGCTTAGTAGGCGATGTACCGTTACCAACATCTGGATTGTTTTCTTTTGCGCACGTTGCAGAAACTGCTGATGTTGCGGTAACCGATGTAACATTTGCAGGGCCAACACTAAAACCTCACAGATGTGCAGGTGTTGGGGCACTTTCAAATAAATTCTTACGACAATCTTCTATTAATGCAGAAAATTATTTACGTACTATAATTAATAACGCTTATGGTGTTACAATTATAACCGACTTTATAAATGGCGCTGGTGGTGATGCCCCAACAGGTCTTTATTCTTTAATTACTTCAAATATTGATACAACAGCTACAGCCCCAACTAAAGCTATTGTAACAGCTTTAGAAAGTTTGGTAGATGCCGTTAATGGCACAAAAGTAAATAGAGGTTATTTATCTGATACTAAGTTAGCTAATAAAATGAAAAACACTTTATTAGATGCAGGTTCTGGTAGATTCTTATTTGATGGTGCCGAATTAAATAGCTATAAATACGAACGAAGCAGTTTGACCCCAACTTTAGGAGCTGGCGTAAACCACCCCTTAATTTTTGGCGATTGGGCACAAGCAACTGTAGGGTATTTTGGTAATGTAGCCATTATGGTAGACCCTTACACTTTAGCGTCTAAATCGCAAGTAAGATTGATAATTGAAGGTTTTGATGACGTAGCCGTAACAAACGAAAAAGCTTTTGCTATCAATAAAGTATTGACTATTTAGTAGTGTTTCATAATAATTAGATTGATTTATTGAGAAAGGCTGTTGTTTTAAAGCAGCAGCCTTTTTTTTAAAAACATTAAAAACTTAAAAACTAGTACAAATGGCAGCACCTAAAAAAATAAAAGTAAAGATTTTACTTCCGGTAGCCGGTAAATTTAATATGACCCAAGATGTGGGTAAAACATATTTAATTGAAGCTAAACAAGCTCAAGAATTAATAGACGCTAAATACGCTAAAAAAGTAAAATAAATGGCACAATACTATACGGTTACAGGTACCCCTACAGAAGTCATCACTTTAACAGAAGCTAAAGCGCAATTACGCGTAGATGCTACCGATGAAGATGCGCTAATTACTAATTTAATAGCTTCGGCTAGAGAAGCCGCCGAAAATTATATAGGCCGATTTATAGCCCAGCGGACTGTTAAATTAATAACAAGCGATTTTGTTGCCGACTTCAATTTAGTGTACACACCTGTATCTGCTATAACAAGTATTAAGTATTTAGATGAAAACAAGGCTACGCAAACATTACCCACCGCTAAATACAATTTAGTAAATACCAATTTATTAGACAGTATTGTAAAATATGAGGATAATTTGCCAACCCTTTACAACGCTTACAATGCCGTAACTATAGAAGTAACAAGTGGTTTTAGCGCAATGCCTAACGGCGTGCCCGCAGATATAAAAGCCGCAATGCTATTAACTATAACCGATTTGTTTCAAAACCGCGAAAGCCGTGTAGATAGATTTACAACAAATCAGCAAGCTTTATTAAGATCGTACAGACGCTATTAAAAATGAAAAACACCCTAAAAATAGGACAATTAGACCGCCGAATACAAGTAGTAGCGTTATCGCATACCACTACTACTACCGGATCTACAAGCACGGCCGATACTGTTGTGGCTAATTTATGGGCAAAAGCTATAGATGTTAACGGTACCGAAGAAGAAGATGGTAAGGTATTCGCCTTAGCGGTAAGAAAATATGTAATTCGCTACAATGCTACCATAGCAGCATCCGGCGAACGTATGTGGATAATAGATGGTACCGACCGCTATAATATACACAGTATAGCCTTAAAGGGGCGCAAGCAATATTTAATATTAAATACAAGTAAAAAGGAATAGTTAAAATGGCTAAAAATTTAACCGAAATAACAGGCTTTAATCAATTGCAATTGCAATTGAAACGCTTACCAGATAAGGTAAAGAAGCGCGAGCTTGTTAAAATCTTAGGCCAAGTGGCAAATCCTACTTTAAAAGTAATGCGTCAAAAAACACCTGTATCTACAGGAATGAATAAAGGTTATGCGCGTAAAAAACGCCAAATAGGTAAAACAGTAATTGCAAGTACTTATACCCCTGGTTATGGTAAAAAAACTATTGCAAAAGCAACAATGCGCCGCACGGGCAATGCTGTTGTAATGGTAGGACCCAGAAGCCGAAAAGGTAAAGATGGCTACTATTTACGTCAATGGGTAATACCCGGTACAAAATATTTTGAAGGAAACAATTTTGTAGCAGCTTCTTACAAGCAAACAAAAGGATTAGTAACCGCCGATGCCGAAGTGCGTGTAGCAAAATATGTACAAAAACAAATTAACAGATTAAGTAAATAATGTTTGAATTAACCGAAAATATTTACACCATATTATCTACAAACACCGCTTTACAAACGGCGTTAGGAGCTGGCTATGCCACAAAAATAGCCCCTTTAATTATAGAAAATCAAGACGAAACACCGCCTTTTATAGTCTTTGAAATTCACGCGGCAGGCGTGGCGGGCAAAGATGGCGTTAAAAATTACACTTTAATAGTGCGCACTTTTGATGTAGATCACGATAGCGCATTACAATTAGCCGAAAAAGTAGAAGCCGCTTTTATGGCAGAGGCTACTTTAAAATTTGGGTTTATATCGGCCAAACCCATACTAGACGAAAATTACCAAATACATATAGAACAAATTTATAAACTTAAAAAATAACAATTATGGCAGGATTATATTCGGGCACGACAATGCGTATTAAGATAGGCACAAAAACTATCTTTCACGAAACAGGCGTTAGCTTAGACAGCAACGTAGATTTTAAAGAAGCAACCTCTAAAGATATAACAGGAGCTTTGCAGGTAGCCGGAAAGCATTCTTGGTCTGTTAGCTTAAACTCTTTAGTTGCTAACGACGGTACCACGCAAGAAGATATAGCTACGCTGTTTGGTTATCATATTAACGGAACTCAAGTAGCTGTAGAATTTTCTACATTCGTTACAGGCGATGCTAAATTTTCTGGTAACGCTTATGTTTCATCTTTTAAAATTGATGCCCAAAATGAGGATATCGTTACCGGCGATTTTTCTTTTGTTGGCGATGGTGCTCTTACGGAATCTGCAGTAGTATAAATTATTAAGCTATGGCAGACGGTATAACAATTGGCAATAAAACCTATAAATTAGATTTTAGCCACAGACAAGTAAGAGCGTTATGTACTCTTTGGAAGCTTAACGGCAACCTTACAAAATATAATAATGAGCTACAGAATCGCTTAAAAGGGATGGAAAAAAACGTAACCTTTAAGCATATAGATACAATTGTAGATATTATTTACGCAGCTATTTTAGGTAAAGACCCACAAACAAAATTAACAAGAGATGCTTTGTACGATTATTTGTGGAAAAATCAAGACGAAATGATGCAACTAATACAAGAATTTGCAGATAGTCAAGCGCCTAAAAAAAAGGGAAAGCAGCAAGCCTAAGTAATAACAGTCCGGTAGAACCCCTGCCGGATATTACTTGGGACGATTTAGAACAAACTGCTTTAGGACGTGTAGGATTAACACCTAAGCAATTTTACAATTTAACACCCAGGCAATGGATAAATGTTTTAGAGGGGTACGAAAAAAAAGAATTTGAAAATTACAAATTAAGTTGGGAGCAAACACGGTATATAATGTACACAAATTTACTACCCTACCAAGGTAAAGGAAAAGCTTTAAAAGTAACCGATGTTTTGCCGTTTGAATGGGATAAAAAACCGAAAATAAGCAATACAAAACAGCTAACAAAAGCCGAATTATTAGCCGCTTTTAAACGCCAAGACGAAGCCGAAGCTGCAAAAAAGAAAAATAAATAACAAATGCCAGGAAGCTTAGCACAAATAAA